CAGTGCCAGCGAGAGCAATATTGAGTGTTTTATTTGGAATGCCGCCCTTTGTAATCTTGTCGAAAAATTCGAGGTCGAACGGTATTTTATCTTCTTTTCGATGATAGGATTCGTATCTATCTTCGTAGTCTTGTAAGTAATCATGTCCTATATGATTATCGAAAGACACAGCCAAAGCATCAGACAAAATACTAGGAATAGCATCCCTTCCTTTCTTGTCATCCTGTCCATCGGCTAATGCAATTGATTCCATTAGTG